AGGGTCAGACAACAGAGCGTCTTTTGTTTTAAACAAAGTTATCCAACATTCCAGTAGTTCTTCTCTTGTGGGCTTTATCATGACACTAGCACCTCCACAAGCAGGATACTCCCGAAAATGATGATACACCAGCCAAAACACTGCATCGACTCCTTAAAATCATTTGACATGCTACAATTCTCCTCTGTTTTGTTTTTTGTTTTCCCACGCTTCGCGCAGGACACTCTGTAAAGCTTTGTTTATTTTGTTGTCCTCGATGATTCTAGCACCTAGGGAAACGTCTGTAAACTCCACGAACTCTGGACAAGCTTTGTAAATGCCGTCGTAGTCTGCTGGCTCGAAGTAGACACTGCAGGACCCGGAGGCCCTGCCAATGTCAAACTCTAGGGTAGTGCTAGGCATTAGTCACTACTCCACTGTGGAAGTCGTAGGACAAAGGACCCGCTGCCTGATATACAGCGTCAACAATCTCTGGATACTCCGCTTCAATCTCCTCAATTTTTTGGTACGCGAATACATCATTAGTTTTAACGGTACGTTCTACCAGTGCTAAATACTCTTTTATCAATTCGTTCATGCTATTGTCTCCTTCTAAGATGATACTGCGGTAACCTTGCGCCGTCTCAATTCTTGTGCGGCATAGTGAAACTCATCCCAGTATTGCCCAGCTTTTGGATTGTCTATTGTGTCGCCTGCCTTTGCCGCATTGTATGCATCTTGCCTGATATAGAGTAATGCATCACTGTCTAGTGTTTTGAACCTTTCTATTGTTTCACTGTGCCAGTTTGCCATGTTACGCTACCTCCATATCTGTTACGTAATGGTCCGCTAGTTCCTGCCAGTTGACTACACCTAAATCTATCAAATCCTGAAACATTGGGGGCACTTCTGATTCTTCAAGCATTCCCCAGATCGTTTCCTCTATATAGTCAGCAAGTAAATGCTCACCGTCGTTCGCTACCTGTTGGAAATAATCGCCCATCCAAAGATTAATTACCCATGTTTCTCTGTTTGTCCATCCATTATAGTCTGTCTTTGTCATGTTGTGTTTTCCTTGTGTTGTGTCTGTGTTGTTGCTCAAGATACTACAGCAAAGCCCCCGTGTCAACAAAGGCAGAGCTGTGGCATCTTAGGCTACTTCTGCCACTGCTACCACTTCTTCTTCTGAATACTGCCGGAGGTGTTTGTAAGCCTTCTCTGCTTGACTAGCGGCTGTCATGAGTGCCTTTGTGTCGCTTTTGAGTACCTTCAGCCAGCTCTTGAGGTACTTTGCATGATTGTCCTGATAGCCTTGATGTATGCCTAGATGGGCACATAGGAACGTGCTAGACAGCTCTGCGACTAGTTCCTCGAAGGCATAGGCCTCTTCGCCAAATCTGCTAGTATTCAAGTCTCTGTCAAGTCTCGACTCATGACCTGACCAATGACTCAATTCATGAAGCAGAGTGCTGTAGTAGTCTTGCTCGCTCGTGAATAGTTCTTTTGCTGGCATGTTGATGTAGTCAGCAGAAGGCACATAGAAAGCACCTCTTGACCCGTCTTGTGAGTGCATGAGTGTCGCACCAGTGGCTACTATGAACGCTTCTGCTTCTGCTGAATCTTCGAAGGTTTTAGGTTCAATCGATGGTGCGCTGTAGTTGTCAACCTGAGCCGCTGAGAATACACTGGCAGCACTGAAGCCAATCAACATATCCTCTTTAATCTGCGCTGGATCTTTCTTGATGATAGGCCTGAGGATCTTTGTTGACTTCTCACCTTTGCGTACTTGTGCACCTAGTTCTTGCCATTGTTTATAAGTAGCCCATTGACCACCACCAGCAATCAAAAGCATGAAGGCATTGGTGCCACTGTATGGCCTACCTGTAAGAGCATTAGTAGGGAAACCGTCGCCTGTGTTTTGCCATGGTCTGACCCATTTACCCTCGAGCATACCTCCCTCGATTGCGTCTATGAATTGCTGTGTGATTACTGCTGTGGCGTCTTGTTTCATCTTGTGTCGTTCCTATGTAGTTAATTGATGTAGTAACTCTAACAGACTGACCGACCATTGCAAGGACCTCGAGTGGTTATTTGTTACAGTGATGCACCATTATAATTACTCGTGATGTACCTTGTGTTGTGCCTCGTGTTGTGCTAGTCGCTCTGAGGGTCCAACATAAGCCCTCACACTTGTCAACCCCAGTTTTCAACATGCAACAACCATGCCAACAACTAAAGTGGCACAGAAGTTGCACCCATGCAAGACTCGTGCCAACTTTAGACATGGCACACATGTTGCTACCCATGCAAAACCCATGCCAACTCTTGACCTGGCACGAATGTTGCAACACTAGCAAGACTCATGCCAACTCTGCGCTTATGCAAAAGTCATGCCAATGTTGGACCGGGGGAGGGGGTTGCCTTGTGTTAACAATTGTAGTAGCTACCTAGACACAAAATAGGTGAAAATTAGGCATATTACCCCATGTTTTAACAACTGTAACTACTTGTTCTGCCTCGTATTACTACTACTGCCTGTCCACAGCCATAAATAGCTTGACTTATGTGAAGACTTATGTTATACTATAGTTGTAATTAGGGACAATTTGTGTTATGACCACTGAATTAAAAAAGAGAGGTCGTGGCAGACCCCGGAAGTCAGAAGTAGCCGCTGTAAAACCCGGTAACAAGGGTAAAGTGGGTAGACCCAAGGGTGACGCTGCTATTATAAACGAGTACAAAGCTCGTATGCTGGCTTCTCCTAAGTCTAAAAAGGTCCTAGAGACTATTTTTGATGCAGCTTTGGACAACGACCATAAGAATCAGGCTTCTGCATGGAAGTTAATTATGGACCGTATGTTGCCAGTAGGTGCATTTGAAAAAGAAGTCACCAAAGACGGTGGCAGAAACGCCATACAGATCAACATAACAGGTGTTGGTACTGTAGACGTAAACGACGCAGCCTATGGCGGTGCTGACAGTGACATAATTGAAGGAGAAGTAGTGAATGAATCTTGAGTTCTTTACCTTAGATGAGTTCAACTGCCAAGTCACTGGTGAAAACAAGATGGAACCAGAGTTCCTACAGAAGCTTGATCGTTTACGTGCCGGGTGTGGGTTCCCGTTTGTCATCACGAGTGGTTACAGACACCCCATAGAGCATCCTATTGAAGCATCCAAGGAAGTTCCGGGGACCCATGCCCAAGGCATTGCAGCAGACATCCAAATAATCAGTGCTTCCCAAAGGCATACCATTGTGTCTGAGGCTCTAAAGCTGGGCTTCAAGGGCGTAGGCATTGCCAAAACATTCGTCCATGTGGACACACGTGGTACAACTCCTGTGATGTGGTTGTACTAATGTTTTTTACACAGCACAATTAATAGTGACAACAGACTTAAACATAGAGCTACTTCCGTGGCAACAGGAAGTCTGGGCAGACGACACTAGATTCAAGATTATAGCAGCAGGTAGACGTACAGGTAAGTCCAGACTAGCTGCATGGATGCTGATTGTGAACGCTCTACAGGCCGACAGAGGCCACGTGTTCTACGTAGCACCAACACAGGGTCAGGCCAGAGACATCATGTGGCAGACTCTGTTAGAGCTAGGTAACCCAGTTATCTCAGGTAGCCACATTAACAACCTGCAGATTAAGTTGGTCAACGGGGCCACTATTAGCCTCAAGGGTGCTGACAGACCAGAGACAATGCGTGGTGTGTCACTGAAGTTCCTAGTGTTGGACGAGTACGCAGACATGAAGCCTGACGTATTTGAGCAGATACTTAGACCTGCTCTGGCTGACCAGAAGGGCTGTGCGATGTTCATAGGGACACCTATGGGTCGCAACCACTTCTACGACTTGTACAAATACGCAGACCTAGGTGACGACGATACTTATAAATCATGGCACTTTACTTCCTATGATAACCCTGTACTTGACCCTGATGAGATTGACGTTGCTAAAAAGTCCATGTCAAGCTATGCGTTTCGTCAAGAGTTTATGGCGTCATTTGAAGCTCGTGGGTCAGAAATGTTTAAAGAGGACTGGGTAAAGTTTGACGAAGAAGGTATTGACGACGGAGACTACTACATTGCAGTTGACTTGGCGGGGTTTGAAGAAGTCAACAAGAAGCGTACTAAAAACTCTAAGCTGGACGAAACAGCAATTGCAGTGGTCAAGGTTAATCCTAATGGTTGGTACGTTGACAATATTATTTACGGGCGGTGGAGCCTTGACGAGACAGCAGCCAAAATCTTTCAGGCCGTTAGAGACTACAGACCAGTTAGTGTTGGCATCGAAAGAGGTATCGCAAAGCAAGCAGTAATGTCCCCTCTGGTGGACCTACAGAAGCGTCACGGGACGTTCTTTAGAGTCGAGGAGTTGACCCACGGTAACAAGAAGAAGACTGACAGGGTGATGTGGGCGTTACAGGGGCGCTTTGAGAATGGCTTTGTAACACTGAACAGAGGAGAGTGGAACTCTAGGTTCTTGGACCAACTCTTTCAGTTCCCAGACCCACTAACTCACGACGACTTAATTGACGCTTTAGCTTACATTGACCAACTTGCAAACGTAGCCTATGACTATGACTACGAAATTGACAACCATGAAATTTTAGACGTAGTATCAGGCTACTAAAGACTGCAAAAGCAGCGGAGTAAAATATGAGTGAACTATTTGAACAAGACCCCCTGATGATAGAAGAATCTATCGAAGACTGGGTAATAACAAAATGTGAAGACTGGCGTGACCACTACGAGTCAAACTATGAAGCACGTTTTGATGAGTACTACAGGCTCTGGAGGGGTATCTGGGACTCTGCCGACAGTGACCGTAAGTCTGAG